CGTAACCAATCTGATCCACGCGGTTAAGATCAGAAAACTTGGCAAGTGCCTTCTCAATAGTAGTCGATTTGGTGAAGTTGTCTGCTCGGGATGTAAAACCTTTGTCACCGTAAGTAGAACAAACTACACCAAATACTTTGTTCCAATTTACACCAGTTTCTAGGTGATCAATGAGATTTGCGATTGTCATGATTGAACTAACTCAGTTAGTGTCGAATGTGTGTTTAGTGAGTAACTTTATAGGGCAAACCCTTTCCCATTAGATTATATCAACCTCCAAACATTTCGTCAAACAGATCACCCATCTCTTGCATTTCATTGTGTCGATCGAGTTGGTTACGCATCTCAATCAGTGCAGTTTGAGTAGCACGAAGTTTGTCAATCTCCACATAGAGATAATGCAAACGATTGTTAATCTGAACACGATCCATACCATCAACGGTGGGAATTTCATACTCTATTCCGTTGATTGTTCGTGGTTGGTTGATGACAGTCATCAGAGTCAGGTGGTTACACTATAGGGACACTTTGCACGTCCCCCCTTTGCATTACTTGAAAACTGCATTTACACCAATCACCTTTGCTGTAGGATTGCGGGCGAGAGCAGTCTCTTTTGCATCCTGATAGTTTCGTGCTTCTACAGTTTCAGTGAACACTTTGCCTGCAATGTAGAGTTTAACTTCGCATTTCATAATAATCAAACAGAAGGAGTGACAGAGATTTCTTTAATGTTTAGTCCACAGAGTTGATTGTAGATACGGTTGAGAATCAATTTGTCAGCAGACTTTGCTTTTGATTTCTCGTGCCAAATGGTAACACAACCATCATAAGTTTCAACACAAACACGATAGTTTTTCATGATCAATCAGGCAGGAAGGATGCAGAAAGTGCCACAGAATCCACGAACCCAGTTTAGAGTTTCATGGTAAGATGTGCGGGGGTTGCTCATCTCTATCGTGGAACCATTGCGAGGATTGTGTGCAACAGCAACATAAAGATTGTCACACTCTTTATCAGTGATTTGCTCAATCCACATTTGATTGACTTTACCTTCCTTCCAATTTGTGTGGTAGGAGTAGACTTCGGAAACGATGGTGTTGCTCATACTATAGGTACACTTTGCCCGTCCCCCCCTTACCAACTCTTTGCCATTACAAAGTTTGCATGAGAAAATGTCTCACGATCTACAACTTTGAACATACCAAATTCATTGGTGATGACATAACCTTCATGGAACGATTGCTCCTCACCGATGTAACATTCGATATCGTCTTGGTAATGAATAAACAGGAACAAATCATCCTTGATAGACTTCACCAACTTCCACAATCGGATCAGGTTCTTGTCACAATCACATTTTTCTGCAATTTCATCCTCACAGATGATACGTTGCTCGCGGATGCAGGCATTGATCTCTTTTTTGATTTGTGAAGCAATGCGATCAGACACAAACTCACATAGAGTGCTCATTTGCTTGGCAAACTTACACACATCCTCCAAATCATCACGATAAGGATTCAGTTCAACAGAAGGTTGCACAAATAGGCAATGCTTAGTGCTGATGAGTTTGCTACACAGAGGAGCAGCAGATACATTGCGAAGATCATCACCACCACCATAGATTGTATGAGGTGCGATGATAAGATCCTGAAGGATTACATTAGGGAACTTGTAAGTGATCGTGTTGGGGCGATAAGTATCACTGCCCCCAGCACCAATAAAATCACCTTGGTAGATAGCATTTGTGCGAGGAAGATGATCAAAGCACAGATGCAAAACATCCGCAACTTTACCCTCATGGTTCGCATCAATTTCTTCATGAGAATGATTGATCTTAATTTTTACTTTGTTGAAGACAGATTTAGTTCCAACGAAGAATTTTCCGTTTGCAGGGTTGCGACCCCAAACAATAGCGGGAGCACCGTCAATCTTGACACTGATAGTAGAATCAGCACTAAACCAGTCCAAGACAGATAGATTGCCCGTGAGGATTTGATCTTCTGGGTGTTCAAGGTGTTTGTTCTGCATACTATGGGGACACTTTGCCCGTCCCCCCTTGTTGTTTCTTGTGCTTCTGAATAAAATTGCGAGCAGAACTTTCAGTGCGGCAGACTTTGATTTGCTCCCCATTATGAATGACCATAAGTTGATTGCCATAAGGGATCGCCGCATAGTTACCTTTTCCAATGATGAATCCTTCTTTCATGAGATAGTTTTTAGATAGAATTGAGGAACATATAGAGAGATAATTCTCTTGTCTTTTCACTATTTTGATGTCCCGTTCCTATGGATCTTGCCACATCAAATACTCTCCCTAACCTAGTTTCTTCGTCACTATTGTTAGTTATTGTCTTTTCCACAATTACATCACAATCATAACATATGAAGTCACCATAGGATTTCCAGGGATTAAATCTGCTTTGATTTTTAACTTTGAACAGTCCCAAGTGAAGAGGCAAAAGATCTTTGGGGTCATTTGATTTGGCGACAATCAGAACAACAGATCCGTCTTTCAACTCATGATTCTCTCTACCATGTCCTATCATTCTAGATAGTAGTCCCACCTTAAAAAGGTCTGAGTATGAATAGTTTTTATCTGCAGATTGATAAATTCTGAGATACACTTTGTCTTTTTGCGTCATTTTGATTGCAGTGGATGACCCATAGGGTCGGTGACATGAAATTGCAGAAAAATCAGGGTTTTGACCATGATGGATACTGGGTTCTCAGTGAGACTCACCTGCGAACGGTGCTGATGGCAGGTTCTCCCTTTTCAAAGATTGTATCAACAACCGATTGAACTGCGCGGGCAGTAGCAATACCAACCTTGCTGTAGACAGGAACACAAACCAGACCGAACGATTTGCTATACTGACTCAGGTTGCCAGGTTGGATACGTCCATCGCGCATACCTTTGGCATCATCGTGATGCAAACGGATGCAACGTCCGATGGTCTGACTGATACCAATAAAGTCCATATTGCGCAGGAACAACACTGCTTCAAGTCCAGACACGTTGATACCTTCCGCGAGAATGGAGTGATGAAGAACCACAAACTTCTTGGTGTTGTCTTTGCCCCATGCACTCAGAGTGTCAAAGAACACCTCACGATTGACCTTTTGACCATCAATAACTGCACCAGTCTTAGCAGTAATGTACATCCAGGAATAACCGCGACATTCCAACTGGAAACAGAAATCAGTTTCAGTCACCAGGGACACGATTTGCTTGGTTGCCTTAGCACAAATCAGAATCTTGCCAACTTTGTTCTCGTCAATCGTTTCCAGCAGATTCTCAGAATCTCGATCGAAGTTAGTCTGCTTGCCAGTCACCATTGCCAGTTGCTTGACGATCACTTTAGGAGGCACAATGTAACCACCCTCAACCAACTCAGGAGCAGGAACTTTGCAGATGACTTGACCATAAACAGCAGCATCATTCATCCCAGGTTTGCCAACTGCCAGGGAATGTTTGGGGGTAGCAGTGAAGAAGTAGCAACGACGAGCAGTAGCAGCAAAGTGCTCAGTTGCAGGGAAAAAGTGACGTTGAACTGAGTTATGTGCCTCATCAAAGTAGATCGTATCCACATCAATCTCTGCCACTTGAAGACGCGACAGGGAGTTGTAGGTAGTTACAATCAGTCGATGATTGTCAGCATTTGCATCAACCCAGTTGCGAATCTCACGCGGACGAGTAGAAGACTCGTGATGAGTTTCTCCACTGTGAACGTGGAAAACTTCTGCATTGGTGATGAACTCTAGAAACTCAGAAGAGAGTTGCTCAGCAAGCAAAATGCGAGGAGCAACAACAACAATGGTCTGAGGAATTTCAGACTGCAACTCACGCAGAGCATCATAGATCATCTTCAGAGTCTTGCCACCACCAGTGGGAACAATGATCTGACCTTTATCATGCTGTTGCATAGCAGCAACACCACGTTCTTGATGTGGACGGAGTTGGATTTGCATTGCGTTCATCATATACTATGGGGACACTTTCGGCGTCCCCCCTTTCATTAGTCAACTATTGAAGACAATTCGATTAGGATCATCAGAATTGTCACCTGTCTTAATCTGTGGGAAATACTGATCTTTGTCGAATGGAAGTTCCCAATCATTTGCCATCATATATTGAGCAATAGATTTCATCACCAAACGACATTCTTCCCATTTCTTTTTCTGTGCCTCTCGGTAAGCAATCACAGCATCATCAGAATCGCCTTTGTTATCAAAATGCTGAACAACTGTTTGAATCTTGCGATTTGCTAGTTTATCACCAGACTCATGATATTTCTTCATGAGTGTATAAATTCGATCTTGGAAGTAATGGAAAGGGAAGCAATAATCTACTTGAATATCATCGAGACATTTTTGTTCCAACCATTCTTGACACTCATTGTCACGCCAAGAAATAGTTTTGGTAGGAACATCTTCCTCTTTCAATACAATACGGACAACCTCATTCTTTTCTTGAGTTGCCATATTTGGTGCAGATTCATATACAAAATCACGAATCGCACTTTCTTCTCTGGGCAGATCGTTTGATTTGATGAGAGTGCAGCAACTTACTACAAGATCGTCGATAGTGTGAGATTCTTGAGGTAATCCATCGTTTTCAAGTTGAAGCCAAATCTCTCGATTGTAGTTAGCAGATCGTCCATTAGATTCTACAAATCGAACAACATCAAACCATGCACCTTCAGTATATCCATTGTAGAAATCTGCTTTCTTACGAGTGATACCATTTTCTGCTTTGTAGAGATAAGTTTTACCACTCGTATCTGTGATAACACAAGGACTAACGGCAGGGAGAGGACAAGTGGGATCAATTCCAACAGATCGTGAAGTAGCTAGATCCTTAATGTTTTTCTTGGAAGATCCTTTTGCTCGGGCAGGATTTTCTTCAGTTTCTCCCCAGAAAATCTCATCATATTTAATAAATTGCCGACATTCATGAATGACACCAACACCTCCTCTAAAAACATAAGAGAAGACATCTGATTTTACATTAGCAAGATCATCATAAGAAATGCGACCTTTCAGAGTTTTAGTCAAAATTGAGTTCATAATTCTTACCGCCTAACTTGCGGGGTCAAATGTTTAACATGATTAGAATAACAACTTTAGTTAAGGATGTCAAGCCTTCAGTGACAGTTTTCAGACTGTCTCTATCAGTCGTTGCAGATCTTTGATGATAAACTTCATCACACCTTCAGAATATCCTACAGCATAAGGATAAGACTTTTCAGTTTCTTCTTCTTTACTATCAACATTATAACATACATTTAAAGCACTCTGCAAACCTTCAATTAAAGTCTCCAGAGTGCCAACAGGTATATTCACAGTTTTCATGGTGTTGGAGACGATTTTAGAGGGGTCTGGTGATACTATAGGGACACTTTGCACGTCCCCCCTTAATCACTTCGAAGTGTATTTGTGCTTCAATTCTTTCTCAGACTTTTTACCAGTTTTGGCAAGAACAATGTCACGGAGAGTTCTTTCTCCTTTCTTATAAAGTGCTTTACGTTCTTGCGTACTCAATCCAGATGCTTTGGGTGCTTTATAACCAGGAGCAGGTGTAGATGCTGGTTTCTTTTTAGATAGTAACTTAGTTGCAGTCTTTTCTGCTTCTTTTGCTTTAGGTTTTGCTGCTGTTGGTGCTGCTGCTCCGCCTTTCTTTGCTGCGATTCTTGCTTGTGCTGCTTTCTTTCTTTCTGCTTTTGCTGCTGCTAGTTGTCTCTCACGAGCAGATCCTCTTTCAGTTTCAGGTTGCTGAGTTCTTGTAGATGCTTGACGTTGCTGACCAATATCCTTGCGTGGTTTGTATTCAACTGGTTCAGTCTTTCCACCACCGACAGCTTTTACTCTGCGTCTTTCTGGTGCTGATTTCTTACGTTCTGCACCAATTCTTCCACCTTCACCAGTCTTTTTAATCTGACTTCTTGACATAACCTCAGCATCATATGCCTCAGCCATAAATTGAGAAAACGTTTTCATCTCTCTACAATAAACCCTTTAGAGATATTTAGCAAGAGAGGGTGGTCAGTTTCTCAACTAACCACCCTGAGGATCAATCTTCTTTTAGTTTATCTTGTGCGGATTTGCTAATCTTACAGACTATATTGTTATCATAAAAATACTTAACACGTTCTCGTCGGGCAGCAACTAAGAGATCGTATTGTTCCTGTTGCTCTTTAGTGTATTTGAAATCTTGACGCCTCCAGGCATCACGGAGTTCAAAGATGTGAGGTAGAACGTTTACGGTGTCAGTCATTAGAATCAAAAATCAAATTCAGAATTAAAGTTACCAATGGATGAGAGATCATCAATTTCAACATCATCATCCTCATCCCATCCTTTCATCTCTGGGAGATCAAAGATCTCACCAGGAGCATCTTGGATTTCAGACCAGAGATCGTCGTTCATAAGTTGTTTCGTGCTTACACTATAGGAACACTTTCAACGTCCCCCCTTACTCACTCAAACTCCAAAGGTTTATTTACTCTGCGTTCTGGTGGTGTCACATAGGGTTTAATCTCTGAGGAGTCGATGTACACATGCACTGCAGTATTTCGATTCCACTGTCTTATCACTCCAGCAACAATAAAGCAGTTGGTAATCAGATAAGTTGCAAAGATAATGCTACGAACAACTGCAACCTTATCGGATGTTTTATTGCATGAAGATGCTTTCTCACCAAGAGCCTTGCTCCACACATACCACCAGTTTTTAGGTTTCTTCATTATATCGAATATCTGCAGTTTTCTTGTTGATGTTGTGTCGAATGAGATATTTATTCAAATGTGTCTTGTCTTGGAAGTAACAAACTCTAGAAGTCTTACCTTCCTTGAACTCTAATCGAATTGGAAATGAAGTGTAGGGGAAATCAGTAGTGTTCATAACTCACTCCTTTGGTTTTGGTTTGTTACATTCGTTGCAAACAGTAGAATAACCGAACTTGAACTTTTTGACAACCTGAAAGTGATCACTGTTCAACGGTTTTGTTATATCGCAATACTGACACTTATATTCACTTGGTACAGATAATGACTTACTAAAGAGTTTCATCGTTGTCCTGTAATGTCCTCGTAGTCCATCAGTTTACCATACTTGAAGTGTAGTTTCAATCTAGGCCAATCGTGCCAATCTCCTTCCCATCCTTCTGGGTAAATTGAGATATACTTTGTAATATACCAAGGTCTAACTTTACCATGAGTACCATTAGGAATCCACTGAAAGTTAAAAAGTGCCACATCAGCATTATAACCCTCATCACCTTCTTTGAGTTCTACAAAGTCGGCAGTATGAGAGTAATCAATAAGATAAAGTTGTCCTGATGGTGATAACCAGTAGTCACTCATCGTTCCACCATATCCTTCTTCTATATCTTTTGTCTGACATCTGGTGTTAGTGAAGTGTTCTCCAAGATTATATGAAGAACGAACATAGTCAAACATCCCCATCAGTCTACCTCCACATCTTCTACAAGATTTTTCATTCGTTTGATAAGAAGTTCATCCATAGGAATCACTTTCTCTTTACCAGTTTCAATATCCTCAACGAGTTGTTGTAGATGTTCTAGAAACTCTTTTGGTAGAGTGTCATCATCACCAAGGTAAGACCAGAAGCAATCATTACATTCTTCATATGGATCATCATAGAACATCAGACCATAATCTTTCCAGTTACCAGTCATCAGATCAGACCAGTTACGAAATGATGATCTCATACTCTGCCAACCTGTCATCCAACAGTGCATGATCCAGTAATCAAACCAGTTCATTTTGGTTTTTCTTTTTGCTGTTCCTGGTACTACTCTACTATACATATCTGGGCTTTTCAGTATCAAAACGATAGAACATCACGTCTTTCATGTCAAGACACATACGCACAGTTTCGTGTTCTCTGTGTTCCCTATCAGTTCCTTTATATATTCCTCTGCGTTGATATGCACAACACCAAATGTTATAGAAGATTTTAGATTTCTCGTTCATTTGGACAATAAAGAAAATACTTGTATTCAGCAAGTGGTCCGTAGTGCCACTGTACTATATCACAATCTTTATAGGTGCCAACCACTTTGGTGGACTGTTGTTCAACTGGTGGATTCTGTGATTGAGAGAGTAAAGAAATGAATAGGAGGAACAATCCTACAACGACACCAACAAATCCACCAGCACGCAGAAACTCTTTCAGAAATTGTTTATCGTCTTGTGTCATTTTTCTTCATCCCAAGGTGCTTTACGACTTAATACTCTGGCAATCTTTTCATTATACTCTGGTGGTTTATTGATTGCTTCTAAAAGAGCATCATATGCCTCTTGAGAAACATAAATGACTGGTGGTTTCTGGTCTAACCTCAACTTTCTTTCTGGTGAAATAGTAAGATTATATGAGTCATCATAAGGAAAGATATATTCAAGATACCACCCAAGATTTAGACCTTCCCAAAACTCATCATATCCCCAAGTATCACCATCATTATAACAATCCAGACAATCCCAGAAATTATGGAAACCATCAAGGAAGAGTTCCCATTTTGTTGGATTTTCAAATCTCACGGCGTTTCATCACTCCAATAATACCTCAGTTTATCACCATCCGCAGAAATATTCAAGTGATAAATTTTATCATCATCAGTATACACACCAATCCATAGGGTGCGTTCATTCATACTTTCCAGGTGAAACATTTGAATGTCTTGGAGAACAATTTCGTCTGGGTTTTCGGTAAAACGGCTCACTTCAACACCTCATCAACATCAACAGCATCATAATCATCAATACCAAGTTTGAACCTTACAAAATCAGTAAAATCTGTGGCATCTCGTTCAGCAACATAATACCCACCATTATTATCACTTTCTGTGTAGTTTGTGAAGTAATCATCAAACACTACCATAATCGCAAGAGCACGGGATTGGTCGTGTTTTGTGATGGCAGTGTGAGGATGTGCCACAATCTTAGTGATACACTCAAAGAGTTCCTCACGAGTATATGAAAATGCTTTTGCTTCTTCGTTGAGTTTATAAGTCACTTGAAACTCTCCAATACATCTTTGATAAACTTAATTGAATTATAATACTCTTCACCATCTTGTCCACCCATTACAATCGCAGCAAGTTCTTCCAAAGCAAGTTTAATCTTTTCGTCTTTGGTAAGTTCCTCAAAAGTTTTATTTGCAAGTTCTCTGCGTTCAGCAAGGGCAAGTATTTCTTCGTGCGTCATAAACCCATCATAAGTTGTATCCAACCACGGAGCATCATCTTTGTCTGGTAGATTGTGTTCAGTCATCTTCTCCTACCCATTCAATCACAACATCTTCAAACTGTTGAACATCAGTATAAGGCATAGGATTTGCTGGTCCTCCCATCTCATCATGAATTGTATCAAACAATTCTCTAAGTGCCAAACTCTCAAACTCTTCTTGGTCTGGGGGACAATCCCAATCCTCAAACATTTCAGATGTGGGAGTAAGTGTGAGAGTTCTTGTGTAAGTAACTGTAACTGCTTTGAGTGGGATTTTCATTTCAGTCATTCCACCTCCAAGTACGTTCAATAATACCAATATCAAAACCAAACTTATATGCCCAGAAGAGAATACTCAAAGTAGAACCAGAACCTGATTTGATTTGAATATAAGGCCAAGAGGGCCAATCATTCCAACTCACAGATGCTTGAAGTAAACTCCAACCTTTTACATTTAAAACCTGAACATACCAATCATGACCCCAATCTTTTTTATAAGTAAACTTAATCAGGTTCATTTTTCTTCAAGAGGTTGGATAAGATGAAAGTCAGAAGGATGCACAACGACACGAACTTCATGTGCTCGGGAAATACCTCTATTTACAAGAATTGAGATAGACTGTTCACACACAAAAGCAATCACACCAGTAACATGTTTATATGTTACTGTGGTTCCCTCAACAAACACCATTCAGATACTCCAGAAACATGTATTCTTCGGGTTCCTCACCATCAACCACGAACTCAAGATAGAGTGCATCAGAATCATCGAGTCGATCTTCTGTTACCAGTTCACACATACGGTTGTTCCAGTATGCTTCAAGTTCGCACATCATTTGTTCGGTGTTCATACGAAACATGCCTCAAGAGGGTTGAGTTTAAGGAGCATTGCAGAATAAGGAGTAGTTCTCATTGGATCTACTACATCACCCACTGTCGATGAATTGACTGGTGAGTGCCACTGTTTGGTTTTGGAGTTAAAAAATCCCCAGATACACCGGACAGGCTTACCATTATTATAGTCATAACGGCAGTCAGGACAAATCCAAATTGCGGTGACATTTCTTTTGAATGGAGTTTGTTCATAATGATATCCAACTGGTGCCTTATGGGGAAACTTGACAGACATCAGGTAATGAACCGATCAATCACTTCAGAGTCTACAGCATCTGCCAGGGCAAAACGGGGTGCCTTGACGATATTGTTACGAAGATTTACATAGCACTCTTTATAGTCTTCATTATCAACTTCAGTGATCAAATCAAAACACTCATCATCATGTTCTGCGATAACATTCCAGACTCCACCATATTCTGATTGGGGGAAGTTAACAAAGTGATCAACGATGTAAAGAAACTTTTGTGCCATTTTTACCTTTAATTACTCCTTAATAATATCAGTTCGGCAGAGATTAGTCAACTGCCTTTGTAGTTCAACTTGAATAGAAATCAGTTTCCCATAAAGAAACCGTTGGTACTCATTGCCTTCTATGAGTTTTGTAAGATTGTTAACCTGTTGAAGAGCAAGAATAAGTTTAGTTGTTTGATTCATTCTCAGCAGTCATAGCTTCAATTTCTTCATCCAGATACTGTTCAGAATCAGGATTCTCACATCGTGCGAGTTTTGCTTTTAGGTCACGAACTTGTTTTTCCAGTTCATAGTTCTCGTTCTCTAAAGGAATAACTTTGTTTCTATATTCCTCTGCAAGAAACAAATCAAACTCATCAGCAACCTTTTTCATATCCTCAAAACTACGCATATCATTGAAGGCAAGAGATGTTGCACCTTTCATAATGCCTTGCTCACTGTGTCCCATCGTGCGAGCAATCGTTCCAAAGAAACGGAACAACTGAATGCTGTTTATGTCTTCACAAGGAATTTCAAAGGTATAATGCTCTTCTGGAAGAGTTTCATCATCAAAAGCACCATATCCATTAGAGGTCCATTCGGTATCAAAAGAAACTTTGAGTCGTGCTTTGTAAGTCATTTGGAATTCATTTCAACTTGTGCCTGATCATTATAATATTTCTGAAACATCTGATGATCACGATGAATCAGAAATGCGTTCCATCCAAGAATCGCAACCACTCCGAGGATAATGTAGGAAGGTTTCACGGCAAGAGTGCTTATACTACAGGAACACTTCGGGAGTCCCCCTTTCCTTCCAGTGACCGCACAAAGAGCTCAGTGAATCGTTCTTGCTTCTCTGGATGAACTGATGCAGGATTGGTGTTAATTGCAATCCGAAGAGCATTCAGTTCATTCCATTCTTCTGTTGTAAGGTTCGATCCACCAGTCTTTGCGAGGGTCATTAGTTGCTCCCGTTCATTTATCTTCTAATCCTAACAGTATTTAAGGGAGTTATAAGGTTTCTTAATCTTTTCTTTGGGATTGAGTAATGTTTCTTTACGATCTAAAGAATGAACCAAAATCACCAGAGTCCCCTTGAATACGACTCTCAAGTTTATCCATCAAAGTATCAAAACTCTGGAGTGTTTCAATCTCTTGAATCACCTTAGAGATTGTAGTACAAACCACTGGGCGTTCTTGACGTGCTGCAAATGCAAGAGCATTACGGAGACTTTGTTCTGCCTCTTTCAGACTTTCTTCTACTGATTTACTTAGTGCCATTTACTTTCCTCATTTCAAAACTACCATCTTTACGATCAATCCAGTGTACCATGTCACCTTCTTTAAGTCCAGCACGTTCAAGCAAATCATCAGGGAATTCTACAAAACAATCACCAGACAATCCATCAACTTGAACAGGAAGAACCCAACGATTTACTTGATCTTGTTTATCCCAAAAGTCATTCCAAGCATTCTGACACTCGGGTGAGGGATCATCTTTATCGCAACTGAAGGAAACTTTATACTGCGAAAGTTCTTCTTCAGTCATGTTTGATTGTTCATAATACCCCTTTTCTTTAAGAACATCTTCATATGACTGACCATTACCATTCAGAAGAGCAAGAAGTTCATATGCTTGCGATGCTTGATGCTTATAGGTGTAGTAATTATCCTTTACTACATCGAGAATCACATCATAAATCTCCTGAGGTGTTGCATCACCACAAGACATCGCATCGTGCAACCAGTTCTCAAGATTTTCAAGTGAATACTTTTTGTAATTAAAGTCAGTCATCGTTCTTTTTGTGAAGTTTTTTCAGTTGCTTGTACTCGTGTTTGATTTCTTTGTATGCCTGTTCTGGTGACATCTTATCACCAACCTCAAGATTTACGATAATGCCTACTCTATTCGCAAACAGAGCCATTGCCTTTTCGAAACTTGTCAGATCGTAAGACATAATCGTTCTCCAATAGTTCTATTCTATTTAAGATCTCATGGAGAACATTTGTTGTCTCTACGTTCTCACGTTCAAGTTCTTCAATTCGACTGAGTAAATCATCCATAATATTTTTGGAATGCTAAAAATCTATTCATAGAAGGAGTTACTCCTAAACTCTCACAGCATCGAATATATGAAATAAACTCAAACCAAGGTGAGGTTGGGTCAGTATCACTCATTTTTATATCTTCCTTCATTTACTGACTTAACAGTTTCATGAAGTTGCTTCAATGCTTCGATAGTTTCAGGAGTTTCTTCCCATTCCCACGAGTTTCCATTCTTATCTACAAATGTACGAGTTGTCATAGTTTACCACCTACAGTACCTTCATAACTGATTGTAGCATCACTCCATCCTTCTTGACAACCCTTAAGATAAAATCTTGTAGCCCTAACACATTCTTCTTCAGTCAGTGCAGTAATAATACATTTACCATCTCTATCATAAGAATCCCAAAGTCCATATTTCTTTTCTTCTACACGAAAAGCATCATCAATCCATATTGTTTCGGTCATTTTCATACTCCTTCATAAGTTCTTCTGCCATTTTCATAGACTTTCTATGCATGTTCCATCTGATAATTGGATTATCAGGATTATATAATACCCACCATTTGAGTTTCTCATACTGCAATCTCCACCACTGACTGCAAATAACAATCAATTGTGCGATGGATAAATCTGTGACCACAAGGTACACAAAGATTGCAAATATGATTAACCAAAGGTAGTATGATATCATCTGATTTTATGTAAGAAATCTAAGAGTTGTTCCTGTACTCTATCCAACTGAGTATTGCATTCTTGTTTCGTTGCTTGATTCTTAAGAAATGGATAATGTCTAAAAATCATTTCTATCATTAAGTCAACTGCTTCTTGATGTTTGTTTTGAGGCATTTTAAACAAGAACTCTCCTTAGTATTTACATAATCTCCCAGTGCTCATTTCCTGACTTAGGAATCCATGTGAAGTATTGACGATTGATGGATGCTAGAAAGAACATATCATCAGTCTCTTGTTCCACTTCCATAGCATGAAGAGAACTCATTTGGTTCACAAAACGATTCTTCGCTTTGGAACTCTTGGGTTTGACGTTGATAAACTGTTTCTTGGTTTTCA